TGAAGATGTACAGCGTGTGTTAGTGAACATGGCGTTTAATCTAGGGCGTTCACGCTTAGGTAAGTTTAAGAATATGATTACTGCTGTCAATGAGGGGAACTACTCCAAGGCCGCAGATGAGATGGTAGATTCAAAGTGGTATCGTCAGGTTAAACGCCGTGGCGAAGAACTCGTGGAGATAATGCGTGGCGTATAAAGTACAAGCAGGCGATACTCTAGGTAAGATCGCACAGAATCAAGGCGCAACTCTGGAACAGATCCTAGCATTGAACCCAGAGATTACAAACCCTAACATGATCCGTGCAGGTCAAGACATTCTCCTACCTGATACACCAGAGGATGAAGTTGTTTCCTTGGAATCAGAGTTTGATGCTCCTGCACCTGTAGAGCCACGTAACCTTGCTGAGGTTGTTCCTCCTGTGGAAGAAGAGTCTAGCATGGTAGACAGTATGTTTGGCGCAATAGGAGACATAGGAGCAGGATTAGTGAATATGTTAATCCCTTCTGCGCGTGCTGATGTATCTGAAGTTCCTGAAGAGAATGTTATTAAGGTTGGTGAGCCTCCTCCTGTAGAAGCTGTAGCAGACATCGCTGCATCTAAGAACCCTGCAAGTGTAGCCATGAAGTATCTTGGTATGTCAGAAGATGACAAGGAAGGAGCAGAAGCAATACGTGGATTCTTTGATAATGCTGTGGGTAACTGGCGTGCAGATATGACACCAGAACAGTTTGCAAAAGAAACTCCGTGGTGTGCGGCATTTGTTACACAGGTACTACGTGACTCAGGTGTCAACCCTCAAGAAGAACTAGGGCAAGACAGCTTTAATCAAATACGTGCCTCGTCCTATGCCAAAGCAGGCGTAGGGGTTTCTCCTGAGTTAGCTAAGCCCGGTGACATAATGGTTAAATTCCATGACGAAGCTACGCGAAAGAAATATAATACTGGACCTGCTCATGCGGGTATTGTTGTTAAAGTTGAAGGCGACACAGTATGGTACGTTGGTGGTAACACAGGCGATAAAGTTGAAGTATCTTCATATAGTTTGAAGGATAATGATATTCGGTTGCGTCGAGTTCGTGGTGCTTCAGATATTCCTCCAGAAAGTTTACCTTCAATTACTGAGCTACGTATTGGTAAAGCAGGTCGGAAGATTGCAGATGAGTTATCTAGTTTCTTTTCTGCAAGTGCCGCTTCTCCACAAGATCCAAATGTAAATATCAATGGAGCTTAATGTTGAGTTGCTTCCTTGGCAACAGGAAGTCTTTAACGATCCAACACGATTCAAGATTGTAGCGGCAGGGCGGCGTACTGGTAAGTCTCGTCTAGCCGCGTGGCAGTTGATTATCTATGGACTGCAAACAAACCGTGGTCATGTGTTTTATGTTGCTCCGACTCAGGGGCAGGCTCGTGACATTATGTGGTCTACTCTGCTAGAGTTAGCACATCCTGTTATTAAAACATCCCACATTAACAACTTGCAAATCACTCTTATTAACGGTTGCACTATCTCACTGAAGGGTGCTGACAGGCCAGAGACGATGCGTGGTGTATCCCTAAAGTTCCTTGTTATGGACGAATATGCGGATATGAAGCCTAGTGTGTGGGAACAGATCCTACGTCCTGCGCTTGCTGACCAGAAGGGTGAAGCCATGTTTATTGGTACACCGATGGGACGTAACCACTTCTATGAACTGTATCACTATGCAGAGTTAGGAGATGATGATAGCTACAAGGCGTGGCACTTTACATCATACGATAACCCATTGCTAGACCCTGAAGAGATTGACACAGCCAAGAAGTCAATGTCTAGCTACGCATTCCGTCAAGAGTTTCTTGCCTCGTTTGAAGCATCAGGTAGTGAAGTCTTTAAAGAGAACTGGGTACAGTTTGATGACGAAGAACCAGAACTTGGTGATTACTACATTGCAGTTGACTTAGCAGGTTTCGCAGATGTGGAATCGGCTACCAAGTCTAAGAATAAAAAACTTGACCAAACAGCAATTGCAATTG